TCACGATTTTTATTGTGATGCAGGTGTTAAAGAAGAAAATGAACTTAAATGGTACATTGTACAAGTACAGTGCCAAAAATGTAATAATAATTATGAACAAATAGTGGAAGTGAGAATAAATGAGTCTAATAAAAATAAGCAATCAACATACAAAAACTAAACCAATAATAGTACTAGGCAATACAACAATGGATAAAATGAAAAGGGCTATGTCCTTTGTATCTGATAGTCCAATAATTATGTATGCTAATGAATATGATATTACAGATAACTTTAGTATTCCTAAAGATATTGGTATTATTATAGATGAAATGCATTACAAACCAAATACTGATTTGATACGAAGAACAATACTAGAGTATGCAGGTCAAGTAGTATTAATTACTGATAGTAAAAAAGCAGTACCTACCTCTATCTATAATTTATGTGATATGAAAAGACCAACAGAAAAGTTAGATGTTCTAAACATATCACCTAGAGCAGACGAGCCTATCAATTATGATTTAGATATGTTTACTTTAGTTAGAGAGTACCTAACTAATAGGGATAGAGATGAAGTCTCTCTTAAACTCAAGATTAATACTCCCGCAGATAATCAAATATTATCTTGGATTATACCTAACATACATCCTAACAAAATAGCATTTATAGATAATAATGTTAAAAGACGTTGGGATAGTTCCTACTTTTATGAGTTATTAGCATATTCTCATAATGGTAAACTAAGTGCTAAGATGGTAATGCCTACTAGAAGAAAGTATTCCAAGTTAGGTAGTATTGCTAGTAGGTTAGGATTAAGAAGATACGAAACTTATCTCTTACAAGATTTATTGAAAGATGATAAGTTCAAAAAATATGCAATGACTAAGTTAGATAATTCAGAATGCAGATTATTAAAACTTGGAGAGAAAAGAAAAATAGAATCAAAGAAGGTAGTATTACCTTCCCCCACTTTAGATAAGTGGTTATAAAAATAAAGAGGAATAAAAATGCGAAAACAATTGAATGATAGAAAATATAAAAGAAGAATGGATAAAATGTTAGATTTGTTAGAGAAACAAAATGAAGTGTTTCTAAAACTAATTAACGAATTAAAAGGAGAGGAAGAGTAGTGGAAGAAATAATACAATGTGTTATTTGTCTAAAAAACATAGAACATAAAATGTTAAATGGAAAAGTTTTCAGAACAGATGGAAACAATGCTCAACCAATCGCAGAAGGAAGGTGTTGTGATTTTTGTGATTGTGTAGTAATAGAACCTTCTAGAATAGGAGAACTGTTTGACAGTCCTATGGATGTTATTACTTACGGGTTAAAAACATATAAACAAAGAATGGCTAAAGATAAAGCCAGTGGCGTTACAACAAAAAGTTTGAAACAGAGGGCGATACAATGAAAAAAGAAAAGACATATTTTACAATAGCATTTAGATATACAACAGAACAATTCGAACCATGTGAAGCACCGCCTCATATTATGGAAAGAATTTTTACGGCAACACAGGCATTACATGCAATAGGATTTGGGATGGATGTAGTATATGGTCAAGTTACTGATAAAACATTTAGTAAATTAGAAAAGGAGATAGAAGAAGATGAGTGAATTATGGACTGAAAAATATAGACCAACAAGACTTAATGAAATAATAGGGCAAACTAATTTTGTATTAGATGCAGAACATTGGGTTGCCAATAAAGAAATGCCTAATGTTTTATTGTATGGTGTGGCAGGTGTAGGTAAAACTGCTGCTGCTATTTCTTTAGCGAACGGAATACTAGAAGATAATAGAAAGAATAATTTCTTTGAGATTAATGCTTCTGATGATAGAAAGTTAGAAACAGTAAGAAATAGAATCAAAGAGATTGCTTCTACTAAAAGAATCGGTGATGTACCATTTAAGATTATTTTACTAGATGAAATGGACGGTATGACTAAAGATGCACAAAATGCACTAAAGAGAATTATGGAAAGATATTCTGATAATTGTAGATTTATTATTACTTGTAATGATAGACATAAGATTATCAATCCCTTAATGTCAAGATGTGCTAACTACAATTTTAAGCGTCTTAACAATAAAGACATGAAATACATAATGTCCGAAATCTTGTCAAAAGAGAACATAAATACACATTCAGAAGAGGAATTAGATAAGTTTATTATATATTTACAAGGAGACTTGAGACGAGGGTTGAACGAGTTACAGGCTTCATCAGCAAGTAAACGAACTCTCCAATATCAAATAGACATGAATATGAGACCATACTCTGAAATTATACAAATGATAAACGAAAATAAATATGAAAATGCTTTAGAGAAGGTGCATAAATTGATTTACGATTCAACAGATATGAAGACTATATGTATTAATTTACATACAACTGTTCTAGAAACTGAAAGTGATTCTAATTACAAATTCAAAATGCTCCGAATAATCGGTGAAGCAGAATGGCGTAGTAATAATATGAATCCTAAAGTCTTAGCATCTTGGATGGTAGGGCAGATGATAAAATGATAGAGGTACTTTTGGGGTTGATTGGATTGAGAATATTAATTAAAATGATAGATAATGATAGGGGGAGAAGAAGATGGTAAAACGTTTCTTTGACTTTAATAAAGATGGAGTTGTTGATAAAGATGACTTCGAACATCTTATACTTAGATATGAGATAATCGTGGCAGGTGGTATAGCACTAATTATACTACCAATTTTGAACACGTTAAATTACATTAGTGTAGATTCCAATTTCTTTTGGGTGCTTTGCGGTTTAGTAATGGCAGCAGAGGGATTGGTTGAAATAAAATACGAAAGGAAAAAAAGGAGTAAATAAAAATGAATGAAGAAATAATGAATGAAATAAGAACAGCAGCAGAACTGCTCGGTTTATCCGAGGAAGATGCTATGAGTAAGTTCGAGGAAATATGTTCCAAGAACAATCTCGATGCATCTAAAGAGCCATTATTGGCTAGAGGTCTTTGGCGACAATATTTTAGTAGTGCTAGAAACATACTAAATCGTGAAAAGACTCAAGACAATAGTAACAACTCTTTCTACAAGAAAGCGTTTGGTTTCTTTGTATCACTAAATGATGCAGTAGATATAATGGCATTGGATAGAGAAAGAGTAGTTAAGGAATACAATAGAGACAGTGATTTAACTTTCTCTCTTGGTAAAGTTGCTATATTTGCACAAACAGAAGATGGAAAATACGAAGGTAGAATGATGAGAGACAATGAAGAAAGAGTCAAAGTTATGGAAGCATTACCTGAAAACAATGTAGCATTAGATAATGGTCTATTCTTAGTACCATTAAATACTAATGATGCTGCTTGGAATAAGAAGAACTATGGTAAACCTACACCTGTTTCAGAGTGGAGAAGAACCGGAGTTTTCGTTGGTGAAGTAGATGGTAGAATGGGAGCATTCGCTTTTAGTTACAAAGGCGAGTCATCTCTTACTTTTACACCTAATACTTTTGAGTGGGTACACTTTGATGCATTCTTCATGAATGAAGATTACACTACTATCTTTGGTGGTAAATCTAGAACAATGGAATCATTGATTCTTAATGATGATTTAGCAGAAGAAGATGATAGAAAGAGAGTACCGTTTGGTTCTGTTCAAGACATAATTATGGAGTACTGTACTGAAAATTACAGTCCATTAGTTGACTTGGAACAGGCTCATAGTAATGCTGCTTCTAGACCATACAAACAACGTTACGTTGTTACTGATGGTACAGTTACTAGTATTAATATGACACCGACAGGTAATGGCAACAGAATCATTAACATTGATGATTTAACTACTGAGTTTAATTTTGATAATGAGGGATTCACAGCAACTACTTGTTGGATTCCTTCTTCTTTAGTAATTGATTTTGGTATTGGCTCTGAAGTTATCGTAGTTGGTAGAACAAGTCAAGGTACAGATGATGAAGGAACATTAAGACCAGTAACAATTAATGTTAGTGGAATATATGTAATTAATGCTAGAGGCGGAAGTCCTGAATTAATTGAACATGTTGAATCAGAAGAATCAGATTGGTTCTTCGACTAAGTTCGTAAAAGTGTAGTCATGCACATATTGTTGGCTATAAGGGTGCAAAACCCTTAATCCTTATGAGGAATTTAAAATGAAAGAATTTGAAATAATTAATAATAAAATAATAAAAGGTAGTAGTTATTGGTTTAATGTTAGTAAAGTAGATTTTACTACAAGAAAACTAAATGACGTTACAGGAGAATATTGGGTTAAGTTCCATTTTTCTTCAGGTAAAGAAATAAGAATAATAGTAGACGAAGATGATTTAGATGAAATAACAAATCTCTTTGATTATAATATAAATGGTGACAAGAATGACAATGAGTTATGAAGATAGAAAGAAAATAATAATGCAACAGATACAAGAAAGAATGAAGAGAGAAAAGGAGTTCCTACTATTAGGAATTACAGGTAATCCTAAAGTTGGTAAATCAGGTTTAGCAATGGATTGTAGAACTGAGGAAGAAATCAAGAAAGGTATGAAAGTTAAGATACTAGACTTAGATGATGGCTCTACACCAACTTGGGACTCTGCTTGGAATAGAGATAAAGACATAGAAGTATTTGTTCCTAATGTTTGGAATGAAGATGGTTCTATGGATTGGGATGAAACATTTCACAACTGTTCTACTTGGATTAAAATGGTAGAAGAAGAAATTAAAGAAGGAAATGTAAAGGCTGTAATTTTAGATGGCGTAGATAAAATCTACGAAGGTTCTAGTGATGTACTTCGTAAATCATTAGTAAAGAATGCAGCAAGAAGTGGTTCTGTAATACAAGATTCAGATACAGTAAGAGTAAGTCCTTTAGATTGGAAAGTTAGAAATAAGATTTATGATAGAATAATTAATCCGTTTGTAGCACTAAGAACTAATAGATTTTTAATTACACATATGAAACCTGTTTACGAAGGAATTGGCGCACCAATTGCAGTAGGGGAAACTCCTGATTGGTACAAAACAACTCCTCACAAACTACTACAAATTGTAAATATAAAAGAACAAAAGTTAGGAAAGAAAACTACCTACATGGCAACTTTAGTTGCTAGTAAAACTAATTCCAGTTTAGTAGGTAAAAAATGGCCTGTATTCGTATTAGAAGAAACAGGTAATCAATGGAATGGAATACCTGAATTAAAGACAGGTGAATTATAATGGAGATGAATAATAATGAAAATAACAATAGAAGCAAAGGAACTGAGCGAATTAATTGATAGCGTAGCATTGAGAGGAAGATATTTTGATGGTGGGGAGTCTAAAAACGGTACGTTATCAGCACATGCATATTTAGCAGTTAATGAAAATACATTACAAATATGGAATGCTGATAATACTACGATTTGTGGTTTGAATCAAGAATTAGCAGAGAATACTTCTGAGAATGGTTCGGCAGTAGTTGATATCAAAAAGACTGTAAAATACCTGAAAGGTTTTTCAGGAGTAGTTACAGTTGAAGCAAGTGATTTCTTGTACATTAGTAGTGAGTCATCAAATGCTACTTTACCATTAGTAGTTGAACATAGTCATCAAAATATGATTGATATGTTAATAGAGTTTGAAAAGACCGTAAGAGATGTTAATGTTACATTTCCTACATTTAGAAGAACTACGTTCGAAACTAAAATCCATGTAACTTCTGTTGATTTATCAGAGGCAACAAAGGGTTGTGATGTAGTTAATACTGCTAGATATAAATTTGATTACAATAATAATGTTTTCAAAATGTCTTCTATCAAAACAGATTTAGATAAATATGAAACTGAAATAAATTGTCTTTCAGATGGAGAACCTTCAACTGTTGAGTTTACAGGTTTCTTTCACGGATTCTTCAAAAGAACTCTAGACATTTATCTTAAAGATGATTCACCGATTTTGTTTGTATCGCCAACTAGAATATTATTGAAAGCACCTTACATGGATAGGAGTTAAGAGTATGATAATTAATGAAATAAAAAATGGAATAGGATTAGTTTG